ACATTTTTGAAAAAGTTAAAGAGATAATAAATTAATTATGAAATTAGAAGTATTAAGAATATCAAGTGGACCAGACTCCACGTCAGGAATATTATTTGTGGTAGACGATACAGCTGACAACCCTCATGGAGAGGGGTTTAGGTGTAAAAGAAGCTTCGTGTGCTACACATTAGAAGATGAACATAGAGAAGAAAAAAAATATGGAGAAACAAGAATCCCAGCTGGGACATATAAAGTTAAACTTAGAACAGAGGGTGGATACCATCAAAAATATTCTAAAAGATTTCCTAAGATTCATAGGGGTATGCTTCATATTACTGACGTACCTAATTTTGAGTATATCCTTATTCATTGTGGTAATACTGACGAGCATACTGCAGGATGCCTACTCGTGGGTGACTCGCAAGAGAACAACCAAATAGTTGGAAATGGTTTTATAGGTAAATCTACACAGGCTTATAAAAGAATATACCCTAAAATAGCAGAAACACTACTTAATAACAAAGAAGTGTTAATAACTTATAAGGATATTGCATAAATAATAGATATTTTTATTATCTTTATAAAGTGTTTACATAATGTTTAGTTTTGGGGGTGATTTGATATTCTTTTAAATCCCCCCATTTTTTTAAAATATGAGAGATTACAAAGACGAATATAAAAAGTTTCAATCCAGTCCTAAGCAAAGAGCTGATAATAGGAAAAGGAAGAGGGATAGGTATAAGATGGCTAAAAGGGGTCTTGTAACTAAAGGAGATGGTAAAGAAATTCATCACGTTGATGGTATTAATTCTAATAAACTAACTGTTACTGATAAATCAAAAAATAGGGGAAAAAAGAATGAGGGTGGAAGAAAGAAGGGGGTTGGTCACAACTACCCCAAAAAAAGAAAGTATGTTAATAAAAGAAAAAAAGACTAAGCAACTAGGAATGAATCCTAGTACAGCAGCTCATAAACTTAAAAAATCAATACTTTTTAGTTTTGCACAAAAACTTGGCTACGCATGGTGCTATCAATGTGCCACAGAAATAAAAGACATAGATAAATTTACAGTAGAACACAAAGAGCCTTGGCTGGATTCAGACGACCCTGCTGATAAATTCTTTGACTTAGATAACATAGCGTTCTCTCACGCTAGATGTAATTATAGGGCTGCAAGAGTAAAAGAAGGTATGCCTTGCCCATCTGTTACTGCCTATAGAAAAGGTTGTAGGTGTGATGGTTGTAAAGAATCTAGAAACGAATACAGAAAGAAAAGAAAATTATTAAGAGATAAACATGAAAACAAATAAACCAAGTTTTTTAGATAAAGTAAAGAACATTGCGAAAGATACAGCAGCCTATCTAGTTGATGGTGCAAGAAACGTGCCAAAGGAAGAGTTTATAAGAAGAGCTGGAATTTGTGACTCGTGTGTTCATTTTATTCATAATCAGAGTACGTGTGGTATTTGTGGGTGCTGGATGGATGTGAAAGCTAAATGGAGAAAGTCTAAATGCCCAAAAGACAAATGGTAATATGAAAAGAATAGGTTTTGGTTTTCAATTTTCTCATGGTATCTTATTTGGAATAAGACACTACGAACCTGACGAACAATGTAATTACTATGAAATACATCTTTACCTTGGACTGTTTGTGTTCTTTATTACAATAGAACGCTAAGTCCCAGACTTTCCCCACTGAAGTTTTCTTAATCTTTTATTGGAGTGAACACCCCTTCATCTAAATTTATTGTACCATCACCATACTTCTTCTTCAACTTCTCTGATATCTTTGCTTCTTTAGTTTGATTGCCTTTAAATTTAGCTGTCATGTCTGACTCCATTTTTTCTAAATCTGTTAATCTAGATTTAAGAAGTATAACATCTACTCTTATTCTACCAAAGTCAACCATCATTTTGCTGTTGTCTTTTCTTATTTCTTTTATTTCTTTTAATTCTTTTTCTTCAATTTTAATTTTTTCCATTTTTATTTAATTTATTGTTAGTTCTTATTTTTTCAATAGAGCGACCAGCGAAGTAGGCTGAGTAAACGCAAAGTAGCAAAGTTTGGTAAATTGGGACATATGCTGGAGAGATTGAGAACCCACCAATATTACCATCAAACACAGATATGATAACAAATACTATTGTTAAAAATATTAATGTTATTGGTCTAATATTAGCTGGTAACCATCCTGCTTTCGCATCAGCCTCCCATCTTCTTGTTACTTGTTCTTGAGCACTTGCTTTCGCATTCTCAATCATTGTTTTCATTTGCAGTTTCAGAGATAACTTCTCTTCTTCTGTTGTTACCACTTCATCAATAATGCTTGAAGCATTACCAATTAGTGATTTAAATAGTCCTCCTAGCATCATGTTTTGTTTTACGTGTATACTTTTTCTTATTCTTATATGGCTTAGACCTTAAATCCATGCCATTATTTTTAGCCTCAATATCTGAATCTCTCCTAGTCATTTTAGCTATTCTTTTTTTATCTGCCTCTGATATTTTTAGTTTTTCCTTTATCATATCAATACACTGAAGTATTTGTTTCTTACTTCCAGGCATGTAAAGTTCGTAATTTAAGTTGTTTTTTACAAGGTATTGTTTAAAAAGTTTCCATTTAAGATTAAAAACATCTGTTTTCATTCCTTTAACCTCTATTATCCAACCATCCTTTAGGTTGGTGAAGTCAGGTAAGTATGTTGTGGACCTGATACTCGTCAGAGCCTGGTCAAACACCAACTTACCCTTCTTCTTCCTCTTTTCTATACTTACATTTTCATATTTAAATTTTTCCATTAGGACAAATTTTTCTTTCTCATAATCAAATTTAATACCTTCTTTTTTTAATTCAATGTAAGTAAAAGCCTCTAGTCTAGACCTAAAATCAAACCCATCAATTTTAGTGGTCTGGACATTTTTGATTCTTCCTTTGATTCTTTTTTTATTCATGGTCAAATATAGGAACATTAGAAATGTATTCCAAATCCCTGTATTCTATAGAGTTTTGATACCATCCTGTTGAGCTGTCAAAATTATAAAACAACACAGCTGTCTCTCCATCAATCTCAAATCTATCTCCAAATGGCACAGCATATATATGAAAACCCTCATCATCTTTACCAATATATATTATTGGATAACTATTACCAGTGTCATTAGGTTTTTTATAAACTCTAAAACCTGTATTAGTTATATGTAACAATAAAGGTTTGTTATAAACATTACCATCCCCCACTTGAACACCTTCATTCCATTCAAAGTCAAGTGAAACATTTGATTGGTAAACTCCTGTTTTGACTTGTGAAAACCCTTGTAACGACAAAGAGATAATCACTAAAAAAATTGCTTTTTTCATAATAAATTAAATTAAATTAACACTAAATTAACTACTCCTCCAAAGATTCTTCCTTTGGTTTTTCAACATTCAAACTCTTACTTAATATAGCTTCCAGAAAATAAGCATAATGTTTTTTATAATCTTTTTCTGCATTTTCTGTATATCTATTTCCTATATAGTTGTCAATGTTTTCTATATATGGGGACCACCCTAAGGCTTCCCATTTCTTTTCTACTTTTCTTTGAGCAAGCTTGGAAGCTAATTGCTCTGCATGTATTTTAATTGTTGTATAACACATAATTTTATATATATTAATTATTACTATGTAAGTACACCCAGTAGGACTTGAACCTACAACCTACAGCTTAGAAGGCTGTCGCTCTATCCAGTTGAGCTATGAGTGCATTTAATAAACGTCATTACTCATTCCTAACTTTTCTCTCCACTTCCACCCAGTTATTTTTACATCAACATTTTGTGAAGATTTTACTGTACGTTCTAAACGAGAAATTAAATTTTCATTATCATTCATTTCTTTAACAGTTTCTCCAACAGACGTTGTCACAAAAGTGGCATGATTCTTTTTTTGAGTGTCTTTTCTTACACCCTTAACCATTCTCCAAGTGTTCCATTCGTACTCTAGCTCAATATGATATATCATTTTTCTCATCTTTTCTTTTTTATTTTACCAACAAAACATAAGTCTAAGGTCTTTACCTTAGTAAATAAATCTTTAGCACCAGGTCTATTAGATAGTTCATAAAAATCCCACCCCTTTACTTTGTCTACACATTTATCATGCACCATGTCTTGCAGTTCATCTTTGGAAACTTCAATCCAATAATCTTTTGTCTCAAAAGCAAATCCATCAGCATCCCCATACAACCACCCCTTGCTGCCTAAAACATTCTTAAACTCAACAAAATGTATGTTCTCATTGTCTTTTTTTATAGCCTTAACATCTATTTTAACTCCATTTATACTAACATCCCAATGTTCGTTCATGTCCTGCTTCTCTGTAGGAAACTCTATATTGTTTAAATCATTTAAGCCACTGTAAAGTTTAGCATACTCTTTTTCAGCATGCTTACCTCTAATCATATCTTCTTTTTTCTTTTGTTTACTCTTGTATTTCATGAAACTTAGTTAATTCTCTTTGAAACCTTAGTCCTAAGACACCTGTTCCAATATTTCTACCCTTTGCAAAGATAATTTCAGCCAAACCATCTGTGCTGTTACCTTTGTCATCTTGATTTATACCATAATACTCTGGTCTATATACTAGTACCACAACATCAGCAGCTTGTTCAATTTCTCCTGACTCACGTAGGTCTGCTATAGTTGGTCTACTCTCTGCTCTCTGACCAACGCCCCTATTTAATTGAGATAGTGCAATGATAGTTATATTAAGCTCTTTAGCTATATTTTTTAATGCCCTAGCTACCTCAGAAACCTCCTGCTCTCTACTCCTCCCCTTTTTATCGTTAGATACTAGTTGTAGGTAATCAACCATAAATAACTTAACCTTCTTGGTTATAACATATTGTCTTATCCTATTAAGAAGGTATTTAAGGGAGGAGGAGGAGCACTCATCAACATACAGGGGTACTCTTTCAATTCTTCCTACACTTTCATGTATTTTACTTAATTCTGTTTGGTCTAATGTTCCTTTCATTATCCACTTATTGTCTATACCTGAATCAGATGAGACAAGTCTGCTTAATAATTGTTGTGAGCTCATCTCGTAAGAGAATAAACACGTAGGAGTTTTGCCATAAAAAGCACTATTAAAAGCGAAGGCTAAAGCAAGAGAGGTTTTACCCATTGAACTAGCACCCCCCACGATAACTAGGTCAGTCTCTTGCCATCCTCCTGTAAACTTATCAAGACTCTCAAACCCAGTTGTTATACCATTGAGACCTTGATTATTCATTTTATGCTCTATATTTTTTAATAGACCAGTTAACTGTTGAGAAACCTCAACTATATTATCCTTACTAACATTACCTATTTGTCCAACTTCTTGCTCAACAAATTCAATTATCTCAAACACATCTTCGCCATCATTTAACATTTTAGATATTTTATAATTCATATCTAATAGTTGTTCCTTTTTCTTTTTTTCGTTAAGTATAAGTATACATGTTAATGCCTGTGTCTGTAGGTATGCTTCTTCTTGGTACATTTTAGCTAAATCATAGGCTAAATTTTCTCCCTTTTTTGATATAACATTACAGAGAGATACCAAGTCTACTTTATTACCAGCCTCTAATTCTTTAGACAAGTAACTATATATTCTTTTGTTCTTTGGGTCCTCAAATAATTCACTACTCAAAAGAGAGTGATTATTATAATACTCTTGAGGGTTGTTTATAAACTTCCCTATCAATGTTCTTTCTATTTGTATATTATCTACTGACATTTGTATAATTTGGTGTTTTATATTTAGTTTTTAATTGTTCTGCCTTAACTATAACCTCATTTCTCCATGCTTTTTGATATATCCATGTTGCTGGATTTTTTCTATATTGCTTTTCTGGTGTTGATTTAACATACAAACCAACCATTTTTAATGCATCTTGCATATCAGATATAGATAGTTTTTTCCATTTCTTTAAACAATCATCTCTGTTAACCTTTTTATCGTACACATCCCAAAACTCATTAAACATATCTATTTTTTCAGACAATATTTTCTCACTTGGTTTAGTTGATACACTCTCCATTGTTGCATCTCTGAATGTGTTTGCAACCCTTTGAAAAACACTTTTAGCAAAACTCTCAGAAGGATATACCTCCTCATGTTTTCTAGACGATATAAAAAACACTATTTTTTTACCATCAAGATAATACTGGTCTATCTTACCACTTTCTATAAATGAGTCTGTATTTACTTTTATAAGCATGAGTTTGTATATTTAACATAGTGATTTAAGTTTTGTAAAGGGGGTGGTATTAACCAAGCACCCCCAATACATGAACAAATAAAAAAATAAGTAATCAGTTAAAAGGGTAAATCATCCTTTGTAGATGACACTGTCTCCTTTTGAGGCTCAGGTTTGAAATCATTAATTTTAACATAATGTGTTTTTCCATACTCATTTGCACCATCTTTATTAGCACCAATAGTTAGGTTAACATATTTCTTCCCCTCGTAATCATAAACATACTCCTTAATCTTATCAAGATGTAAAGTCATATTAATAATTGAGCCACCATCATTAAAGGTGACCTCCTTTCCATTTCCACAAAAAATTGCTTCTTTCTTTTCCATAATAAAAATTTTTAATTAGTTATATAAATAAATTAGTAAATGCCCATGTGTCATCTACACTCATCATCTCAGAGATTAATCTAATCTCTTGTGCTGAAAATGTATCTGGAGAATCTAATCTCTTTGATATTGTTGG